AGTCAAACTTTTACAACTGCATCCACGGTTTATATCAAGACCTTGGCACCTTTGGGACGGGGTTGATGATCGAGACTGCGGACGAAGAAGGCCTCAAATTCCACAGGGTCACGTGCGGCGAGTACGTGCTGGACGTGGACGGTGACGGCTATGTGGACAGCTTCTTCCGCAGGCTGAGCCTGAGCGCCCGGCAGATCATCGACCTATGGGGCGAGGACAAGGCGCCTGACGCTGTTGTCACGGCGGCCAAGAGCCCGGCTGTGGGAGCAAACGAGCGATACAGCGTCATCCACGGCGTGTTCCCCAGGAAGGACATCAGCTACGGCTCCATCGGCGCAAAGGGAAAACCCTATGTGTCGGTGTACTGGCTCCATGAAGACACCAGGCGCGGACATATCCTGAGCGAGTCGGGCTACGACATGATGCCCGGCTTTGCCCCTCGATGGGACATACACGCCGGGGACGTCTACGGGCGCTCGCCCGCCATGGACGTGCTCCCCGACTGCCGGATGCTCCAGGCCATGGCCACGACCCTGCGCATCATGCAGCACAAGATCGCAGACCCGCCCCTGCTTGGGGACTCCACTCTCCGCAAGTATGGCGTGGATCGCAACCCAGGCGGCTTCACGTTTGGCGACTTCAACATCACCCAGGGGCGCCCGCTTGTCGTGCCCATCCAGCAGCCGGACAGCGGCGCCATCCAGCATAGCTGGCAGGCCCTCCAGGACGTCCGGCAGATCGTGGACGAAGGTCTCTACGTAGACCTTTTCCGCATGTTGCTGGACGATGATCGCAGGCAAGTGACGGCCACCGAGATCGAGGCCAAGCAGAGCGAGAAGATGCTGCTGATCGGCCCGGTGGTCGAGCGCCTGCACACCGAGTTGCTCAGTCCCATCATCAAGCGCACCTACAGCCTCATGAAGGAGTGGCAGGCCCTGCCTCCCGCTCCCGAGGGCATGGACTATGCCGAGCTCGATGTCGAGTTTGAGTCCGTGCTGGCCCAGGCGCAGCGCATCACGGCCACCAGCTCCATTGAGCAGGGCGTGGCCTTTGCCGTCAACCTGGCAGGGGCGCGGCCGGAGGCGCTCGACCTCATCGATGCGGATCAGACGGTCAAGGCCTACCTAGACCGTATCGGCATGCCCCAGGCCTGCATTGCCGATGATGACGCCGTCCAGGCGTCCAGGCAGAAGCGCCAGCAGCAGGAGCAGGCCATGGCCCAGCAGCAGCAGATGGCCGCCGAGGGGCAGGCCGCGCAGGACGTCAGCGGAGCCGCCAAAAACCTTGGGCAAACGCCCGTGGGCGCTGACGGCGCCACGCTCATGGACACCGTTCTAGGCGGGATAACGGGCGCGGGAGGCATGTGATGCAGGACACGCAAAACAGCTACATTGCCTGGGAGTCCACGCGAGAGCAGGAGGAGCGCCTGGAGCGCGAGCAGGCCGAGCAGGCCCGCCTTGTCGGCGCCGTGGAAGGGCTGGCCCGCACAAGGGATGGCGTTCACTTCCTGCACTGGCTGCTTGAGCGAACCAACTTTCTGGGCGGCGTCCCCGTCCTTCCCCACGAGTCCATGGCGTTCATGGAGGGCCAGCGCTCAGTGGGCCATGCCCTTTTCGACCTAGTCAAACGCGCCCGCTGCATCGAGGCAGTGTGCGCCGAGGAGGAAGACATCAATGGCTGAAGAAGCCCAGCTTGAATCGGTGGCCGATGCCACCATGGACAGTATCGCGGACGATGCTCCCGAGGCACCCGAGGAAGGGCCTGCAGAGGGCGCCGAGCAGGCCCGTGAGGGCCAGCAGGCTCCCGCCGAAGGCGATGCCCAGGCCGAGGCCGGAAAGCCCGCAGAGGGTCAGCAGGAGGCCGAGAAACCCGCCCCTGAGGACTACACCCTGGAGGCGGGCGAGGGCTTCAACGTGCCCGAGGCCAACCTCAGGAGCTTCCAGGATGCCTGCAAGAAAGCCGGGCTCACTAAGGCCCAGGCCGAGGCCATGCTTTCCTGGCATCGCGGCTTCGCCGGGGATGTCCAGAAGCTCCAGGCCCAGCAGGAAAGCGCCATGCTGGCTGGCTGGCAGAAACAGATCATGGAAGATCCCGAGGTGGGCGGGAGCAACTGGAAGGCCGCCGTGGCTGACTCCAGGAGGGCGCTTGCCCACTTCGACACTGACGGCAGTCTGCGGGCTCTGCTCAAGCAGACGCATGCCGACTACAATCCAGCAGTAGTTCGCTGCATTGCCCGCATTGGACGTGCAATGCGCGAGGACAAATTTGTCACAAGCAAGGGGCGCGGGACTGAATCCGTTCCTCTTGAGGATAGGCTTTGGCCTAATATGCAAGCGTAAGACAAGGAGGTGTAGCGATGTCTTACAAGAAAGGTCTCGTAGCAACCCTTGCGGAACTCGAAGATTTCTACAAGGGTCAGGACGCTGGTCAGGTGATCGAATTGATGAACCAGACCAACGACATTCTTTCTGACGTCCAGTGGATGGAATCCAACCAGAGTGACGGGCATCTCACCCGCATTCGCACTGGTCTTCCTGAAGTGTACTGGCGCAGACTGTACAAGGGCACCCCTCCGAGCAAGTCGGAATGGGCGCAGGTTAAGGAAACGTGCGGCATGCTGGAAGCTCTGCAGGAGCTTGATGTCGCTGAAGTTGAGCTGTACGGCGACAAGGCCCGTGCTTTCCGTCTCAGCGAGGGCAAGGCTTTTGCGGAAGCAATGCGCCAGAAGGTCGCAACCACTCTGTTCTATGGTGACAATTCTACCAACAGCGACGAGTTCAATGGCTTCGTGAAGCGCTATCCCGGCATCTCCAGCCCCCATGTTATCAACGCTTCCGGCTCCACTTCCAACAAGATGACGTCCATGTACCTTATCTGCTGGGGCGCAGACACTGTTCATGGCCTGTATCCCAAGGGTTCTTCCGGCGGTCTAGCCCATGAAGAGATACCCAAATACATGACCACGGACGCATCCGGCAACAAATTCCAGGTCGTGGGTGACAAATGGTCATGGAGATGCGGCTTGGCCGTGCGCGACTGGCGCGCGGTTGTGCGCATCTGCAATATCGACAGCACAAAGCTTGCCGTCCGCAAGGGCGGTTCCGGCTTCGTTGACCTTCAGTCTCTTACCATTCAGGCAAAAAATATGATGCCTCCTCAGATGAGGCAGAAGGCGATCTGGTACTGCAACCAAGACGTCATGACTGCTCTTGAGCTGCAAAGCATCGACTACGGCACGGTGCATCTCACATACGGAGAATATCTGGACTCCAAGTCCGTTCCGGCCCTCCACGGCCGCCCGATCCGCCAGTGTGACGTGCTTTCCTCCACCGAAGCAGTCCTTTCCTAATAGGGGGATACAGCAATGATTCTTGATGACAATCTTGTGTTTTTCGATCAGGCATCCCTTGGGAGCGCCGTCACTTCTGCGGCAATTCCGCTCAATGCCCTTATGAAACCTGGCAAAGCTGAACCGATCTGCGTGTTCTGTAAGGTGAACCAAACGGCGGCCACCGGAACTTCCATCACGCTCAAGCTTCAGGAAGCCGACTCAGAAGCCGGAGACTACTCTGATGTCCCCGGAACTTCGGAAACAATTCTGACTGCCGCGCTTGTCAAAGACGCTAAGGTGTGGCTTCGTTGGTTGCCTGGTTCCGTCACGAAACAGTGGCTCAAGGTTGATGTTACGCTCACTGGCTCTACTTTTACGTCTGGCAAAATCACTTGCGCCATTGCGCGCGAAGATGAACAACCGTATCAGGCTGGCATGTACATCGATAAGGGCGCTGTTGTCGGCTAGCGTCTAGCGCAATTATGGGCGGGGTTTCGGCCCCGCCCTTCAAATAGGAGGCCAGATATGGCTGTTTCAGACTGGAGCACCAATCCAATCAACAACACATCCATCAACGGCTACAGCCTGTCCGGCCCTTATGGCCACGTGTTTGCCGTCATGATGGCTGAAATCAAATCCGCACTCGATGGACTCAAGACGGACATCGAGGGCGTCATCGGCGAGTGGGCCGAAGCATCCCCCGCCCGCACCACGAAGGTCAAGGCTGCCATCGAGGCCGCCGAGGCTCGCGTGACGGCGATTGAGACGGCCCTGGGCACGTGGACGGACGAGGCCGAGGACACAACGGTCAAGGCTGCCATCGAGGCCCTCAGGCCCGCAGGAGAGTAGCGCATGGCCTCCACGTCAAACAGGCTGGAGATCTACAACATGGCCCTGGGGTTCTGCGGCACCCGCACCGTGGGCTCGCCCAACGAACACACACCCGAGGCCATCCAGTGCGAGCTCTACTGGGACAGGGCGAGGCGCGACACCCTGCGCGACTACCCCTACCGCTTCGCCGTCCGGCGTCTCCGCTTGCCCGAGAAGGAGATGCCCGAGGTCTACGCCGGGGAGTGGTCGCATTGCTACGGTCTCCCCGACACGTGCCTCAAGGTGGTGCGCGTTCATGACGGACGGCGCAGAGGCGTCAGCAAGACGCCCTACGCCATACAGCGCGGGGACGAGGGCGAGATGCTCCTGACGGACGTGGAGCAGGCGCTTGTGGACTGCGTGGTCGATGTCGAGGACATCACGACATGGGACGATAGCTTTGTCTCCTGCATGGCCCGCAAGCTGGCATGCCTGATATGCGTCCCGCTGAAGAAGGGGGACGCCATGCTGGGCGCCCTGACGCAGGCCTACCAGGCAAGCATTCCTGTAGCGCAGGGTGCTGATGATTCAGAGAGCTACGACAGAAAGCCGGACGATGCATGGCTTTTAGCGCGTGGAGGCTGGTGATGACGCTTGAATCTACAATCAACAAAAATAGGTATATTGGAAACAGCGCGACAACGCGATTCCCTTTTACTTTTAAGGTGTGGAAGACTAGCCAGATACTTGTGTTTACAGGGGATGGCTACACAGAACAAGATGTTTCAAATCAATGCGCAATAGAGCTTTCTGAATCTGGCGGAAGTGTTATTTTTCCGTCTGCGCCTGCGTCTGGCACAATAATAGTTATACGGCGAAATATGCCGTACATACAAGAGGATGACTACACAAACGGAAGTCGCTTTGACGCTGAAGACATAGAGGATAGATTTGATCAGGACTGCGCGGAGCGGCAGGATCTGCGCTTGGACATTGGCAGAGCAGTCAAAGCTCCGCTGACGTCAAGCAAAACGCCAGAAGAATATCAGCAGGAATTTTGGGAAGCATACGCCGACAGTCGGATTTTGCATGATGACGTTGTTGGGCTGCATGCCGACATGGTGGCAGAGCATGGACGCATAGCGGAAGAACGCGCCGAAGCGATTCAGGCTGTGCAGGAGGAGGGCGACTTCCAGGTGCAGCGCGTACAGGGCGCGGCCGACAGCTACTACGCGCAGCGCGGCACGGGCTGCATGGAACTCAACTGGGTCTTGGAGGAAGACCTCCCAGAAAACAGCGACATCGACATTGATCCTCTATATTACATCGTTGGACGTCACCACATGCAGGTGTCCGTGAATGGTGTCAGACAGTATCGCGCAAAGCATTTCGATGAAAAAGGCAGTGATGGAGCAAAGTCGCATGTCTATACTACGCTCGTAGATCTCAATGCCGGTGACACAATCAATGTCTGGATAACGCATCTTGCTGGTGCAATAACGGCAAGCGCCGAAGAAGACGGTCTAATGAGCGCGGAGGACAAGGCGCGTCTCGACAGCTTCGATCTTGCCACGACTACCGCAGACGGCTTTATGTCTAAAGCAGACAAAAGCAAGCTTGACGGCATACCTGCCGAAATGTCCTACACAAAAACTACAACCGTCCTCCAGGCGGCGGTACCCGCAGGAACGGCCATCACCGTGCCAGCGCATAGCGCGGGGCAGCTGCTTGTCTGGCACAACGGCGTTTTGTGCGCCGCCGGAAGCGGAGCGCAGTACACAGACGAAACGTCCACAACGATAAAATTCGCATACGATCTTTCCGCAGGGGACGTTGTCGAAGCGGCCGCAATTGCAATTAGCGCGTAGGAGGTGACGCATCATGGGGTACCCGAAGCTGACACCGATCGTTGCAACAGGATCTTCCGAACCGAGGTATATCGGTGATCGGTTTGCAGACGAAGTTAATCTTAAAGATTTTGGTGGAAAAACAGCAGCAGCTGACAATTCGACAGCAATTCAGTCGGCCGCAACCAAGGGAGAAGTCTACGTTCCCGAAGGGACGTTTAAGACGAGCGCCATTCCCAGCCGCGCAAGGTTTCGCGGCCCAGGAAAAATTCAGACGCCAGCCACGGTTTTCTGTGCTGGCGGCTGCAGTCTGTTTGGAGAATCGACTGTTGGTTCCCCTTTTTTTGGGCAGGGAGACTCGCAGATTTTCACCAACGCCGAACGGACTGCCCAAGGGTTCGCGTATGTCAACAACGGGACAACCGAGCGCCTTTATATTTCTGTTGTGACAGCGTCTACTTCAACGCCTCAGGAAAGCAGGATTGTTGAGTTCGATTTTTCTGGAGGAATACTCAACACAACGCATGTGGCCTATTCAAACGTGCTTAACATTGGTCACGCACAAGGCTTCGGAGCGACAGTAGAGAGCGGAGACACTTATCTGTGGTCTATGTCGCAGACGCAAGGATATATAACAAAAACTAAATGGAGAGGCTCCAGCACGTCAAATGATGACGTGGCCCAAATACAGCTTTTGTCAGGCGGTTCTTTTGATGGATACACAAGCTTAACGCCTACTATCAGTGCGGACGGCAGGACGCTGCTCGTTCTTTGCGCATCGCCCAAGGGGGCTTTCTATACTGTCTTTGGCTGGGATCTTGGCAATATCGAAGTAAACAAGCCGAAAATTCGATTTGATGTTTTCAGGAGCAGTCCTAAGATTGAGTCTTGTGGCGGGATATGCGCTGACGCAAACGATATATATGTGCTTGAAGGCAGCACCTACAGCAGAAAAACGCTCGTGTCAAAGTACACATATGCCGGAGAAAAGCGTGGATCTTTCGACTTGTTCCAGACGCAGTCCGCATCGTCTGGCAATATTATAAGCGTAATAGAAGCTGAAGGTATCGCGATTTACCAGGACAAGCTGTTGGTTGTTGCAAAAAAATGGGAGCAACCAATAGTAGATGTTGTTACATTTGATGGTAATAAATATGCTTGCATAACAAGCAACACAGGGCAATCGCTTCTTGATGAAAAATACTGGCAGAAAACAAACGCTTCAGCAACAAAAGGCGCATGGGATTCTGCTACCGCATATACCGCAGGCGATGTTTCGTCAAATACAAAAGTAATTGTTTCTGTGCATAGTGGTGGCGTTCAGCTCAAAAGCTATGACAACAGAAACAGCAGATATTATGATGCGTCTGGAAATACGTATGTTCCCATGACTCGAGGTTCTGGCTTTTCAATCGAAGCTCTGGGAGAAAACGGTTCCAAGCATGCTTTTTACATTACAACAGGTGGCAACATAAACCTTTATGATCTGCGCGTAGACGCCTCTAGCCTTGCGGCTGGGTGGATTTCAAACATAAGCAATGCGACAACTCAACGCACTGTTCTTCATGGCGGGGACGCGGCAACTACCGCGCAGACGGGTTTTGTGGCTGTTTACGGCAACGCCGACACAAGCTCCACGAGCGATGCTTTAGCTCTTGGCGTAGGTTCCACGGAGAAGCTTTTTATCGATAAAAACAATAATCTTACAGTTATGTCTAGCAACTCTAGTGGTCTTTCAAACAAAGGGTTTGCTATATCAAGAGGCAATGCAAAAACAATAGACAGACACGCGTATTTTTATCATACGTCTACAACTTTTCATGTTCAAGGACAAGACACCCTAGCACTGGAAACTGTGGACAGCAATGGAGACATGGCTACAGGCGTTACGCTGTACAAATCTTCAACCTTGAACTGTTTTTATCCTACAACAACAGATGTCACAACGCTTGGAAAAAGCGGAAATGTATGGTCTAACGTATACGCAACAACTGGCCCGTGGGCTGGATCTGATAGACGCATAAAAGACGATATTAAAAATCCATCAGAAGAACTCCTTTCAGCTTGGGGGGATGTAGAGTACAAGGTTTTCAAATTTACAGACGCAGTAGCCAAAAAGGGCGAATCAGCAAGAATACATGTCGGCGTTGTTGCCCAGGAAGTTGATGAGACTTTCAAGAAGCATGGGCTTGATGCCAGCAGGTACGGTCTGTACGGTTATGATGAATGGGGTGATGAGTACGAAGAAGACGAAATTGTTGATATTCCTGCGCAATACGATGAAGACGGCAACGAAACATCCCCAGCTGTCACGCACACAGAAAAAAAGAAAATAACTTCCGCTGGCAACAGCTACAGCATACGTTACAGTGAAGCTCTCGCTCTTGAGTGCGCCTATCTTAGATCATGCATCAGCAAGATGCAGTCTCAGATTGACGTGCTTGTTGAGCGCATCAACGGGCTAACGAACAACGGCAGCATTAACAAGGAGGAAAAGTAGAATGGCAGAGATGAATCTACCGACCATGATTGAAACTGGCGGTGGCTTCGGCGGCATGGGTGCTGGCCTTGGCGGTCTTATCGGTGGCCTTGTCCTTGGCTCGATTTGGGGCGGCAACGGCTGGGGCGGCTTCGGCGGCAACCGTGTTGGACAGGTCGGGGCTGACGTGGCCATCAGCAACCAGCTTGAGCACGTCTCAGACCAGGTGCAGCAGGCAGCCCTGGCCGGGGTGCAGTCTGCCGGGGCAACGCAGATGCAGATCGCCAATGCTGGTGCAGGCATCACGGCTGGCATCACCCAGGGCACCATCGCCAACATGCAGGGACAGGGCGCCATCCAGCAGCAGCTGTGCTGCGCCACTGGCCGACTGTCTGGCGAGATCGACCAGGCTGGAGACCAGACTGTGGCCGCCATCAATGCCGCCAACATCCAGGGCATGCAGAACGCCCAGCTCATGGCTGACCGTCTGTGTGCCGTAAACAGCAACATCGCGAGCCAGGGCTACGAAAACCGCCTGCAGGCCCAGGCGCTGGCCTCTCAGCTCCAGCAGCAGCATGCCGCGCTGTCTGCCCAGATTGCGTCTGAAAACTGCCAGGACAGGGAGCTCATGCGCGAAATTGCCTCCCAGCAGGTTCGCGACAAGCTGGCCGAGACTCAGGCCGAAAACGCCGCGCTGAAGGCGCAGATCAATCTGCAGGGGCAGCTCCAGGCGCAGACGCTGTACCTTGTTGACCAGCTCAAGCCTGCCGCCACGACTGCCGCAGGCGCGTAGCCTTCCTCCGTCCAAGGCTGACTGACACGCACAGGCCAGGGGGCGGGAGCAATCCTGCCCCCTTCAAGCAAAAGGAGGATGGCATGCTGATTCTGATACCCGGGCACTGCGGGGCGAGCGAGGCCAAGGAGGAGCGCAGGACAGCGCCTTCCCCGGCAGAGGCTATGCGCAAGGAGATCGCCCAGCAGACGGAGAGCTATTACGGCAACACGCCCAAGGTCGTGAAGGGCGCCGACATCAAGGGGCACGAGCAGAAGTTCGATTGGGCCATCGTGCAGTCGAAGCCCAAGGATTGGGAGTTCATGCAGCAGTCGGGCGAGGTGCTCCGCAATCTGCCCGAAACCTGGACGGCCTACGCTCAGGACGAGGGAGGGCGGTTGGGAATCGTCCAGATGGAATACAAGGAGCTCATGGAGGCCAAGACGCCGGAGGCCAGAGAGCACGAGCTTGTCCACCTTGCCAGCGCTTGTCTCCACCTCTGGAGGTATTATGAACACCTTGACTAATCCGTACCTTCCGCAGCAGGGGCTCCTGCCCAACTACTTCCAGCAGGCGCCCGGCCAAGCCCCGCTCCATATGCAGACGCTCAGTCTCAACCAGGTGGAGGGATTCGAGCCAGCGAAGGAGTTCCGCGACCAGAGCAACACGCTGTGGAGCCTGGTCAAGGCCGCGTCCAACTCGACTGTCGGCATTCCTGACCCGAAGAGCCTGCAGATAGTTGACTACTGGAACCATTCCTTTCCCAGAAAGGATCTGCAGAACAAGCTCTACATCTATGTCGTGGAGGCCATTAAGCAGCCGCAGGTGGAGACGGAGAAGCCCACCAAGGTATTGTTCCAGTGGTTCAGCCCGATATTCGTGCCTCAGTTTAATCCGCAGATGATTTCGCAGCGCGAGTGGCTGAAAGCCAACGTCTATAGTGCGGAAGTAGTAGACGCCCGTGTGTCGAAACTCAACGCACTCTGCAAGGTGTCTGGGGACACTCAGGCGCCTGCGGAGAGCGAAGAGCGTTTGCTCCAGGTGGAGGGCTTGAGCGATGGATCTGCTTAAGGAGATCGAGCGCAGGCTTGAGACCGAGGAACGGACGCCAGCCGAACTCATGGAGGCCCTGCAGAGCATGATGATGGGAATGTACTTCCGCAGGAAGCTCAGCACCGAGACAGTCGTTTCCTCGTGCGTCTGCCTTATCGCTCTGCACGACAGGCTCAAGGACGGTGGAAAATGAGCAGGATAGCCTTTCGCAACTTTGTCGGCGGCGAAGTCACGCCCTCCCTGTGCTCAAGGTATGACTTGAAAAAGTTTGGCACCTTCCTTGAGACGTGCAGAAATTTCCTGCCGAACATCCACGGCGATGTGGAACGGCGTCCTGGAACGGAGTTTATAGCAGACCTGGGTGCAAGTTCAGTGCTCATTCCGTTTCAGTTCAACACGGAAGCGAGCAACAACTACGTGCTCGTTTTTCAGGCTGGCACCATCAAAATCGCCCAGGCTGACGGAATGCTCGCCGCAACGATGAGCAGTCCGTACAGCATGGCCCACGTCTACGGCATCTCCTTTGCCCAGGTGGCTGACGCATTATATTTGGCGCACCCGTCCTACGCCCTGCGAAAGATTACCCGTTCCGGCTCCTACCCCTATACGTGGACTATCAAGACAGTGGCGCTCAACCAGAGTCTGGCCGCGCCGGGCAAGCCCACGGTCAAGTGGAACAGGGGCTCAGGCGCGGGAAGCACGGACAACGAGACGGCCACGCTCCGCTACGTTGTCACCACCGTTGACTCCGAGGGCGTGGAGTCCATCGCGTCCAAGATAGGCTCCTGCAAGGCGAGATACCCTACAGACTGGATCCAGGGGGATTACGTCACAGTGACGTGGCCGCTTGTGACGGGCGCGACCGAGTACAACGTCTACCGCGAGAGCGCTGGGTACTACGGCTACATCGGGACGTCCAGCCAGACGAGCACGACTGATGCAACCGTGGCAGGCATCAAGGTGGACAATGTGGCCTACACCAAGAGGGGCAACTACCGCATCCAGACGTACAGCTCCTACGACTCCGACACCTACAGCACGTACTACAGGCTCGTGTCCGGCGGTTCGTCTCCTGTTTTCCAGGGCGCTGCCGAATACTACGCCTACAACTCCGGCACAGGCGCGTGGTGGTGCGTGGAGAAGGCCAGCTTGACCGCTTCCTTTGAAGCGTCTGACGTGACAGTATGGGGCGGTTCGCAGAATGACGGCAAGTATCCGTCCGGCACGTCAAACAACGTGACCATAACGCCTACGTGGTCTGGTGGCACCACAGTCGGCATCTTCTACGATGAGAATTACGAGCCGGATACTGCACAAACTCCGAAAAAAAATTGGAATCCGTTCGCAAATGGAAACAATCCGACTTGCGTTGCGTTCCATCAACAGAGGATGTGGCTTGGCGGGGGAAGCAAAAACCCTGCAACAATCTACGCCTCGCGCACTGGAGACTATGAATCTTTCCGCAAGTCGATGCCTCTGCAGGACGATGATGCGCTTGAATACGTCATTGCATCCGGCAGTGTGGACGATGTGAAATGGCTGGTCAGCTTCGACTCCCTGCTCATCGGCACGGCAGGCGCGGAATACAAGTGCGCGGCCTCCGAAGGAACAGCCATCACGCCGAGCAAGTGCAATATCACCGTCCAAAGCTACTGGGGCTCTAAGGCCCTCCAGCCCCTCGTCATTGGCCAGAGCATCATGCACTGCCAGCGTTTCGGCTCCCACGTGCGCGATCTCTACTACACGTTGGAGTCGGACGGATATGCGGGCAACGACCTTTCCGTTCTTGCGCCCCAGCTCGTGGAGACCTACGGGATCCTCCAGTGGTGCTACCAGCAGAGTCCTGTTTCCACCGTCTGGGCCGTGCGCTCTGACGGCGTCCTGCTGGCGCTCACCTACATGCGCGAGCAGAACATCTTCGGGTGGTCGAGACACGTCACGGACGGCCAGTATGTCAGCGTGGCCGTGATTAACGGGGACGATGAGGACGTGGTCATGGCCGTAGTCAAGCGCACCGTCACCGGCGCTGCCAAGTACTACCTGGAAAGGGTTGTGTCGAGGTTCAAGGATGCCACGCCCATCGAGGATGCCTGGTACGTGGACTGCGGCATGGTGGTGACGCCCACGGAAAACCAGGACGGCAAGAGGGTCGTTTGCTCCGGCCTCGCACACCTTGCTGGCAAGACCGTCCAGGTGCTCGCTGACGGCTCGCCCGAAGAGCATGTTGTTTCTGCTGACGGCACTTTTGAGCTCGACTTCCCCGCAAGCAAGGCGCTTGTCGGCCTGGGTTACGAATCGGTGATGGCGCCTCTTCCGCTTGAAACTGACATGCAAAACGGCGGGAGCACTCTTGGAAAGCACCGGGCCTACGGCAAGTGTATCGCGAGGATGTACCGCAGCGTGGGCGGGAGCTACGCCGCATCAAGGCCAAACGACCTCTGGAACCCCGAGGCGTGGCGAGATCTTGAATGGTACGAGCTTCCATTCCTTCCTGCAAAGTGGGGCGAGGCATGCCAGCCGTATTCCGGGGATCTTGAAATATCGCTTCCTTCGGGCCAAGATCCAGACACAACGATCTGGTTCATGCAGGACAAGCCGCTCCCCATGCGCATAGTTGCGCTGACGGCTGACGTAGAATTCGGAGAAAGATAGGAGAAAGGCCTATGATGGCAAGTTTGATTATGTCGGCAGTCGGAACTGCCATCGGCGTTGCAGGCTCCATACAGCAGTCCCAGGCACAGGCCGCGCAGATGGAGTACCAGAGCGAGATTGCCAACAGGAACGCCAAGCTGGCAGAACAGCAGGCCAGCGCCCAGAGGATGCAGGGCTACGAGGCAATGGCCGCCGAACGCCTCAAGACGGCCAAGCTCATCGGCCAGCAGAGGGCGCAGGCGGGCGCTTCCGGCGTCTCCCTGGACTCCGGCTCCATCCTGGACGTGGCCGAGGACACTGCCGCCACTGGCGAGATGAACGCGATCAACGCCTTCAACCAGGGCATCGACTCCGGCTACAACAGCGAAATTCAAGCGTGGAACTACGAGTCCCAGGCCGCCGGATACGACTCTGCGGCCGGGCAGGCAAGGTCTTCCGGCCTCATGTCTGCCGTAGGGCAGGGCATCGGCGGGATCGCCGACATGGGTTCGACCTGGGCCAAGTTCAGCAACCCCGCACCGACAGGCGGGGGCAAGACCCAGTACTGGGACAGGGCCCTCAACGCCTATGTGGACAAGCCCGTGAGGCACTAGGAGGCAGGCATGGCGATCTACGGCAATATGGTAGTTCCTTCCCGCCCAGGCGGCGGGGCCCTTCCCACGAACGGCGAGACGCCCGCCGTCTACGTCCCAGGCTCTACCGTCAACGCCCGCTTCTCTGACGCAGGCGCCCAGATAGCCGGGCAGGCCGCCCAGCAGAGCGCCAAGAGCCTTGGAGACGTGGCCCGGGGCGTGGGCCGTCTCGCCCCCATGTTCGGCGCTTTCGCCGAGCGGGCCGACAGGCTCGACATGGCCAAGGCGCAGGAGGCCGTGTCCCGGTTGCAGATCGAGGGCATCGAGGAGCGCACGAGGCTCTCCCGCCTCAAGGGCGCGGCCGCCGTGGGCGCAGACGGCAAGGCCCTGGATGTCGAGGAGCAGTGGCGCAACTGGTACACTCAGGCCAGGGCGAAGCATGCCGAGGGCCTGGGCGAGCGGGGCAGGCGGTACTTCGAGCTCCATGCCGACAACTACAACGTCCAGCAGCAGGCGTGGGCGGCGCAGTACGCCGAGCAGCAGCTGGGGCGCTTCCAGGATCAGCAGCTTGCCTTTGCCGTGGACGCCGAAGCTTCCGTCATAGGGCAGGATCCCACCAACGCGCAGGCCGTCACGGCTAGCTTGGGGCGCATCAATGCCTTGATTGACCAGAAGGCGGCCCGCATGGGCTGGACGCCCGACATGGCCGCGCAGGCCAAGCAGGCGGCCGCCGGGCAGGCCATGGGCAACGCCATGCTCCAGCAGATGCAGCTGGGGCGCCCAGAGGTGGCCTACGCGCTCTTCGGCCAGTACGGCCACCTTCTGAACCAGCAGCAGTACGTGCAGGTGTTCCAGGCCTACCAGCAGGCATTGCTGGTGCAGGGCAGGATCGCCATGCAAGGCAACGATTGGCGGGCGCTTGGACAGCTAGGCGGGCAGTCCTCCAAGGGCCTCGACATGTACATCGAGGCGGCCACCAGCAGAAAGGCGGGGACGCCCTACGCCTACGGCACGAAACGCGACTGCTCCGGCCACACGAGCGAGATGTGGCAGGGAGCGCCCATCAACCCTGCCAAGCGCGAGGAAATTTTCGGCAAGCCCGGTGCGCATGTCACCAGCGAGGAGCTCATAGACCGGGCGGCCAAGGCCACTGGCCACCTCTACCAGGGCGCGGAGATCAATCCGCAGACTGTCGGCGGGGGCTGGATCATCGGCGTCTCGCACGGCAAGCCCACGCCCGGCCGTCCGAGGGGCATGACGCACGTGGTGTCCACCTTCGTCAACTCGCAGGGCGTCCTCATGGTGAGCGAGTCTTCCAGGGGCAGGGGCATCCACAGCGAGACGTTTGCCGATTGGTTCAAGCGCTATGACGGCAAGGGGGACTACTACCTCTACGGCGCAAACCTGACCAGCCTCATGGGAGGCGGGGCTCCGCAGGCAATGCCAGGCGCCCCGGCGGGCGGGACGCCTGCAGGCTGGCAAGAGTGGACAGGCGAAAGAGGAAAAACCATCCCTGAGCGCCAGCACAACCCCGGCGCCGTCAAACCGCCAAAAGGGTACTCAACTTTCCGCAGCGATGCGGAGGGCTTCCTTGCTCAGGCCAAGGCTCTGCGGGACGATAAGTATTATGCCAACAAGACCATCAAGGATCTGGTGTTGACCTATGTCGGCTACAACCCCCCGCCGAGCTACTGGCAAAAGGTTCAGGAGCAGGGTTTCCGGCTTGACGAGGTTCCCGACCGCAGCGACAACCGTGTGCTCGCCCGCCTTATGGTAGGCCTTGCCCGGGGCGAGAGCCCACTTGGCAAGCACTATGAGCCGGAACAGGTCGAGGCGTTGCTTAATGGCGGGCAGGGCGCAGGCCCCATGAAGGGAGGCGCCCCCGGCCAGCCGGGCATGCCCATGATGCAGGGAGCCCCCGGCATGGGGCGCGGGCTCTACGCCTCGCCGGAGACGGTGGCCCAGCTTGGCCAGATGCAGGGCGAGGCCCGGGCGAGGAGCATGGGCCAGTGGTACAACGCCGAGATCGAGGCGGGGCGCATGACCTACGGCGAGGCCATGCAGCAGGCCCAGCAGATCCAGGATGACAAGCTCCGCGCAGGGGTGAAGACAGAGCTTTCCCAGAACGAGACGATCCGGCAGACGCTGGAGAAGGAGGCCTTCGACAAGGCCACCATGGAGCTGGGCACGACCATCGACCAGATCCAGCAGAAGATGGACAGCGGAGACCGTGTCGGGGCGCTCAAGGAGCTTTTCGACCTGGCCAAGGCGGCGCAGGCCGACTCGATTGCGCATCCCGGGGACAAGAACCTCAAGCGCAAGCTCAAGGTGTACCAGGACGCCTACAAGGCTTTGAGCGATGGCGGGTCTCTTTCGACAGACCCAGAGGCCTGGCACACGCTTTCCGAGGACATCAACGAAGGGCGCATCACGTCCGAGGCTCAGCTTGCCAAGAACCCCGCCTACGTCACCATGGCGGCCAAGGACAAGAACGAGCTTAAGAGCAGGCTGAAGAACCTTCAGAAGGTGGACAGGCAGTATCTCAGGGCTCAGTTTGACGAAACCTTTGGCAGTCCTGACGAGGTGGGGCTGGACAAGGAGGAGTCGAAAAAGCGGAAGGCCATGTGGAAGATGATCCAGCAGGACGTAGATCGCGTGGCGAAAGAGACGAACCTTGGCCAGAACAAGGAATGGCTGGAGGAGCGCGTGAAGCTGTTTGCGTCCAAGGCTGTCAGGCCGGGGCGCATTTGGGACACCGAGTCCACCTATGCAGACGAGCGCATCGGCGATGCCACGGGAGACTATCTGCCGAAGGCCACGCCAGCCGAGCTTGCCGTTGCCGGAAGCGTTTTGTCGGACATGCCGAGCGATGGCGTGAAGGCCTACATGGAGCAGGCCGCCCGCTGGAAGGACAGAAACGGTTCTTTCGCAAAAGACAGCGTCATTGCCGAATATCTGTTCCTGCGCAGCCAGAAAGAGGCCAAGGCCCGTGGAGACAGGCCTCCGGCAAGGCCTGCGGGCGTCCCGGAGAACGCAGAGTGGCTGGCTCATGAACGGTTCGGCTACGGCTGGAGATGGAAGAAGGGCGGGAAAACCATGTTTGAACCCTACATTTACGTTGCCCGCAGAGGGGAGGAGTAGCAATGTCGTTTGAGATTGACGAGTCCAGGCCCGCACGTGGAGGCGCAGGCTTCCAGCTTCCCGACTCCGGCTGGGACATGCAGGCCCAGTTCAAGACAACTCCCCCGGCAAACCTCGATCAGCAGGCTCAGATAGAGGAACTCGCCAAGCGCACCAACACGCCGACCGTCCTTGTCGGCGCCGACCCGCAGAAGTATCAGGGCATCGCTGACGCTCTCGACCAGGCGAGGGTTGCCTCGCAGGCTCCCGCCCTCAGCGAATGGATGCAGAAGGACTCCAAAAACTTCGGCTTCGCCCGCGCCGACCTCCCCCAGCTCGCGGAGACGGAAAAGCTTTTCACCCAGGCGCCGTCCCCGGTTCCTGCAGAAGCTGGGCAGGCCGACATCTTCCTGGGGCAGGGCCTTCCCAAGGCCCGTCTTGACGCAGAGCAGAAAGCCGATCCCATGGCTCCCTACCAGAAGTGGAAGGACGAGCAGAGGCTCAGGGCCGAGAACAAACGCCGGGCTGACGAGGGTCTCGCCCTCCAGCGCGTGACGGACGCACGGCGCTACGGCTCGATGAACTACACGTCCGTGGCCGACATCAACCCCGAGACGGGCGAGGCCTGGCAGAACCCCTTTGAGCGGGAGCGCTGGCAGAACCTTTCGGCGTGGTTCGGACACGAGGCCATGCAGGAGCTGACGAAGCTCAGGCAGGAAAGCGGAGACTACGCATGGTCGGACAAGACGGGGGCCATGCTCTACCGTGCGTTGCGCAAGGGCTCCCAGGGCCTCGTCCGGGACATTGCAGGCCTCAACCAGTTTGTGTTTGAGACTGTCGGGCGCATCGTTCCGTGGGAAGCCCTGGGCATCAATGACCCTGCAGCCACAGCCAGCATGCTCTATGACGCCCTTGACCAGGAGCTGGGATCCTACGCCGAGGAGGAAGTCGGCACCCTGGCGAAGTTCGGCCTGTCCTTTGTCGAGTCCATCCCTACCATGCTCCCGCAGATAGCATCTGCCGTTATCGGTTCAGGCGGGCCTGCCGCCATGCGCATGCGGTTCAGCGGCGCTCCCATGGCGCTCAAGTCTGCAGACGATGTGGCCATCAAGCGCCTGGCAGACTGGTACAATGCCATGCCCGTGCGCGAGCAGGCCAAGATCGGCGCCGTTGCGGCAACGCTGACGGCGGGCGCCCAGATAGCTGGATCCCTGTACGGCGAGGCCAGGGCTAACGGCGCAGACGTGCTGCCGGCAGCCGCTGCGGCCCTGTCTGACGCCGGGGTGCAGTCGGTCATGGAGAACCTCAGCTTCCGCAAGATGTTCAACGTATGGCAGGCCCGTGGCTGGAAAAACCTGGGCAAGAGCATCTTTGAGGCGGGTCTCACCGAGTTCGCGACCGAGACGCTCCAGCAGTTCCCGGACGAGTTCTTCGGCTGGCTGGCCAACGCTGGCACCCGTGGGGACGAAACGGCAGGCCAGCTCCTCGACCGTCTGCCGGAGATCATGGGCGAGGCCATTCAGTCGGGTCTCATAGGCGCTGCCTGGGCGCCCATACTTGGCATGGGTGGCATCCGTGGGCTGGCCCGCAAGGAGCGCATGCTGGCGCAGGATCAGCAGCTGTTTGAAGCTATGGACAACAGCGCCAAGGGCTCCAAGCTCCGCGAGAAGCTTCCCAGCGTCTATGCTGACGTGGTCAGCGCCATGGCCAAGGACGCCCCTATCACTGACCTCTACGTGAGTCCTGAGGCCATCCGTAGGGCCGCGCTTGCCACAGGGCAGGACACGCTCCAGCTTGCCCAGACCATGGGCGTGTCTCAGCAGGAGTTTGAGACTGCCGACAGCCTGGGCGCTGACGTCATGGTGCCCCTGGCCACGTATCAGGCCAAGGTGGCGGGCACGGACGCATCCCTCCAGCTCCGGCAGTCGCTGAAGACCACGCCTGACGGCATGACTCTTGGCGAGGCCGAGCAGGAGCGCACCAGGGGCATGATGACCCTGCGGGACGCCATGGACAAGATCCGGGCCGACCAGGCGCTGGAGGACGAGCTGGACGGCGTCATCGAGCCTATCCGCAACGTGCTCACGGCCACCGACTCCGGCTTCACCGAGCAGCAGGCCGACTTGCAGCTTTCCCTGCTCAAGGCCCACGCCGTGGCCCTGTCTGACGCCATGACCAAAGCCGGGAGACCCATCACGCCAGCAGAGTGGCTCAGGAAGTTTGCCCCCCAGGTTCGCCGGGTTGACGCCGAGGGCAACGTGGTGGCCACCACCGAGGGGCAGGCACAGGGGCAGCAAGGCCAGAAGCTGAATCAGTTCTACGGCGAGAGGGGCATGGCCCGCCTCGACAAGAAGGAAAAGACCCGCCGTCTCGATGAGCTTGAGACCGCCCGCCGGATGGAGACGGCTGGCAAGGATGCCTTGGCCGTCAAGATGGCCACGGGATGGGAGAGAGGGGCTGACGGCAAGTGGCGCTACGAGATGCCTGATCCGCAGTTTGTGCCTGGCGTTTCCAAGATGTTGGCCAACAAAAGGCCAAGGTCTCTGTGGACTATCCTGAAGGACGGCAAAAAGAACCCGATTCTTAGGGCATACCCTGACCTTGCCAGCCTCAAGGTTCAAATTTTCTCTGACCCGCTGTGGGAGAAACCGAGGGGCCAGCTCATATACAACAAAAACATTATCAAAGTATCTGACCGCCAAGTATCAAAAACTGACAACGCCGAAGGCGTGAGAAGGTTTGCGATAGAAAACAGAGATACTTTTGAATCGACATTGTATCATGAGCTACAGCATGCTATCCAGCTTGAGGAGGGTTTTGCCAGAGGCGGGTCTACTGGTGAGTTTACAAATTATGACGTACAAGTTAAACTGTTAAAGAATCTTCTTGATGACGTTCTTGAAGATGCTGGCTTCAAGAAGTTTTTTGATAAGAGTATGGAGGCTCTAAAAAACAAAGAAAAGACAATAGATCAGCACTTTGCAGACATCGACGAGTTTAAGAAAAACTCACCGTATGCAGAGAAAATCACAAACGCCGAACAGCGCATAAAAGATTTTATCTCAGACTATCGCAAAAAATACGGGACGGCAAAAACGCCCAGAGAGATTTACATGCGCCTCATGGGCGAGGTTGAGGCCCGCAACGTGACGGCCCGCATGGACATGACCGAGCAGGAACGCCGGGCATCCCTTGCCGCGTCCACCGAGGACGTGGCCCGGGAAGACCAGATCCTGCTGGGCGTGGAAGGTTCGCCCATGGAACGCACGTCCGAGCTCCAGCAGGCGGCTGACGCCACTGGCGTGGACACGGTCGAGCTCAACGCCGTTACCGTCGAAGACCCTGAGTCCCGCAAGTATATGCGGGAGCAGATGCTGGCCCGTGGCCTCACGAATGAGGAAGCGGACGCCATGCTCGCCCTGGTGGACGGCATCAAGAACAAGGTGCTGGAGCTCAGCAAGGAAAACCCTGCCATGCTCCAGTGGCAGAAGCAGAAGCCCGAGCGCGTGATGGATGCCGTGCGCGGGCTCGTGCCCGTGCGCTCTGCCTTCAAGAAGAACGGCGAATACGTTGTCAACTTCGACTTCGGCGCCCTCTGCACGAAGCGCGAGGCAGCGGATCTGCTCAACCAGCTCCTGATTGACGAGGGCCTCACCCAGCAGCTTGGCCCCACGCAGATCGAGGCCCTCAAGACCCTGCTCAAGGAAGAGAAGTACCTCACGGCGTGTGACGTGTGCTTTGTCGAAAGCAAGCGGGCCCGCATGCTGTCGGACGCAAACAAGACGGCCTACGCCTGGAAGAGCGTCCTGCTTGGCCTTGGCATCGATGACGGGCGCCCGCTGGGTGCTCCGAGGTTTTTCTCTGAGGAACAGATAGCCCGCCTGGAGCGCATGGCCGACACCAAGAAGCGGAAAAATTCCGATGCGCCGTACCTTGCCGCCTTCGAGGAGTTCATTCCCGAAGAGCGCAAGCGCACCAGGGGAGGCCGGAAGGGCGGCGATCTCGACACGGGCACCACGCCTGACCAGATGGCGAAGATCGCCAAGCTCTTCCTGGAAGACCCTTCGCTTGCAGGCGAGCTCGACCCGGGCATGCTCCTAACCACGAGGGGCACCGACTGGCTTGTCCGCGCCTACGGCCCGCACACGAACATTTACAACACCCTGGCGGGCATGTACGGCTCAGCGACCAGCAAGCCCCTGGAGGGCTTCAACATCTTCGACAACCTGAGCTTTGCCAAGGACTTCGACTTCACGGCGATGGCCAGGAACAACAAGGCGCTGTTCGACATCGGCGGGTCAAGGTCTCAGTCGTTCACCGACTTCAACCCGCTGCTGTTCCTCGACTACGTCCAGATGATCGCCGAGCTCCAGATCCGGCAGATGCCCCAGCAGGTCTACACCAAGGTGCCCTCCCATCCCAAGCTTTTCGGCACCACGGGCATGATGATCAACATGTCTCTTGTCCCGGCCATCGCTGACGGCGTGGACGCCGAGCATGCCGGGCTCGTGCAGAATAAGGAGACGGGCGAGTGGGAGTACGCCTGGAGCGAGGACAGCTTCCCCGTGGAGGAGGCCTACGCCCTGAGAGAGCGGGAAGACTTCGGCGGGCGCGTGGGCACCATCGGCGTTGGCGTGTCTGACGCCCACATCCTCAAGATGCTGGACGATCCCCGCATCGACATGGTCATTCCCTACCACGCTTCCGGCATGCCCTTTGCCGTGAAAATCAAGACGGGCCTCGTGCTGGCGAGGGACTACACGTCCGTGCAGACCACGAAGGGGGCGCCCAAAGGCGGGGACTTCAACTACAACGAGGCCCTCCAGCGGCTGAAGGATCCCAGGAAGGCGGCGGCCGAGTATCTCCAGTGGTGCGAGGACAAGGGGTACACGCCGAAGTTCCCGCAGTTCGCCAAGCACGAAAACTACTACAAGCTCCTGGAAGACTTCCGGGGGTACGACAGCGGCGGCAACGCCGTCCTGCAGGGGCCCGTGCAGCTGAAGCTGACCGAAAACTGGCACGAGGTGCTCAGCGAAGCCCTGGCCGAAAGGACGCAGACTCAGCAGGCACTGGAAGGGATGGCCCAGAACACGCGCCTCATGGAGCGGGCGAGGGCGATCCTCAAGCCCCAGCGCCTGGACGGCGATCTCCGCGAGCAGATGATGCGCAGGCTCCAGCGGACGCTGGGCAAGGCCAACGTGCAGACGCTGAGGCAAAACGACTTCTTCAAGGCTCTGCAGGACGCCTACGCCAAAAGCATGAGCGCCGAGGAGGCAAAGGCGAAGGTCGAGACGTTCCGCACTGGCGCGGGCATCGTGTACGGCTTTGCCGTCAACGGGCGCATCGTCCTCAACGAGCAGACTTTCAACGGCAACACTCCGGCGCATGAATTCTCCCACGTGTGGGCCAAGGTTGCACAGGCCAAGGCGCCCGAGATCTGGCAGGAGGGCAAGGAGCTCCTCAAGAAGCACGACCTGTGGAAGGCCGTTGCCGAGGATCCCCTGTACAGGGACATCGCGAACAACGAGGACGCCATAGCCTCCGAGGTGCTGGCCCGTTTTGTCGGCGCCCAGAACGAGGACTTCGTGCGCTCGATCCTCGACCCGTCCGTGAAGATGGGCAAGGGGAAGGGGCTCGTTCAGCAGATCCGCAACTGGGTTGCCAAGATGTTCAACGCCGTGCGCGGGCTGTTCAGTGCGCGGGGCGTCCAGAACCTGACCTTTGAAGAGTTCCTCCGCATGCCCATGAAGGCCCTGTGGAACGAGACGGAGGGGGCGCGGTTCGCCCAGGCACTGAAGGAGGTGCGGGCCGAGCAGGCCAAAGCGCAGGCCGAGGCCGTGAGGCCCCAGACCATGGAGGCCATGCAGGAGGTGCGCCCCGGCGGGGAGCCCGAGCTCATGGCGCAGCAGACGCCCGAGGAAGCGCAGGACGCCGAATACTTTGCCGCCATCGAGCGCGGGGACATGAAGGCGGTGCAGGCAATGGTGGACGCCAAGGCCGAGGCTATGGGCTTTGGTGACGCTATCCCCGAGCAGACGAGCGCCTACAAGGTGCGCACGAAGCCCTCGCCGAAAAACACAATCACGGTCTACAAGGTTTTCACCTTTGCCCCGGACGGAAGTCCCACGGCCCTGTTTGTGAACGGCACCGAAAAGCTCCCGTTTGGCGTCTGGCTGGATGCCCAGGACGCCTGGCACTTTGAAGCAGAGAACGGCGCCATGTACGTGCCGAGCACCCAGAACCCGTATACCAAGGGAGGCAAGACGGGTGGCCAGGTAAAGATCCCGTCCGAGGAAGTTAGGCAGGAACTCATCGCCCGGGGCTTCCTGTCCAAAGGCTCCAAGGCAGAAAAGGTCACGGCTTTGGCATACCGTCCCGGCTGGCACGGCGGGACGCTGTCCTTTTTCCCGCAGGGCGGGGCAAAGGTGCCCAACCCAGACTACAAGAGCGACACGGAGACGCCGGACGTTGCCCAGTGGGCCGACACCCCGTATCCAAACGTGCACCGCTCCAACCAGGTCGTGTGCGAGTGCGAGATGGCCTTTGACGTGGACTACAACCCAGAGGCTCAGTCCACGCAGGACGGAGACCTAGAGCACTTGCCCATTGACGGCGCCTACTACTATGCCACGAACCCGCTGACCCGCGCCAACCCAGATCTGGGCGCGTGGGTTATCTCCGGCAGTCTGAAGATCAACCGGGCGCTGACGAAGGAAGAGGCCGACAAAATCCTCGCTGAAAAGGGCATGCCTGCCCAGCAGTGGGAGGGAGGCACCTACCGCAAGTCCACCAAGGAGGAGCAGGAGGCCACGCTCGATGCCCTTATGGCCGAAGAGTATTCCAAGGTGGACGAGAAGGGAAAGCACAAGAAGCCCTGGTTCAAAGACCGTGAGACGTACCAGAAGTGGTATGAGAAGCAGGCCAAGGCCTACCCGGCGAAGCTTGCCAAGTTTGAGCGCGGCGAGCTCAAGACCAAGCCGCAGAGGCCGAAGCCCTTGTCTGCCTTGACTTCCGGCTGGGGCTACGAGTCTGGCCCGCTCGACCTGGCATCCCTGGGCTACGAGGGCCCGAAGCAGGACGCCGCCCGCAAGACGCTGGCGCCTATCACCTACGATGAGAACGGCCAGATCATCCCGCTGTCCAAACGCTTCGACCCGGACAACCCGTCCGTGCTGTATCAGGGCAACGTGAGCGCCCAGGACAACCGCACCAAGGCGCAGACGCTGGTGGATCAGATCAACGACCTCTTCCAGAGGGCGTGGCATGGCACCCCGCACAGGTTCGACAAGTTTACGCTCGACCACATCGGCTCCGGCGAGGGCGCCCAGGTTCACGGCTGGGGCCTTTATTTCGCTCAGAGGCGAGAGGTCAGCGAAGGTTACAGGCGCAAGCTTTTAGAAGACGCGATGTCTTTTTCCGTCAACGGAAAGAGGTTAGAGGGATATGAACTGCAGAACATGTTCCAGCTAAGAGACTTGCGCCGAATTCTTGAATATGCAGAAGAAGCGATGTTTGACGAGGAATCGCTCAGTACTGGCGGTTCTATTGATGTTGTTAAAGAAATACAGAAAGACATAGACTATGCAGAAAACTATGTTATAGAAAAAAGAAAGGAGCTTGAAGATCGAGGTATAAAAAAAGAAGCAATAGATGAACATCTCGATCAGCAAATTAGAAAGAGCAAAGACCTCAAAAACCTTGTCGAACTCGTCAAAAACGCTGGCCTGTCGGTTTCCGCAAACAAGAGCGCAGGACAACTGTTTGAGGTTGAGATACCAGACAACGACACTTTGCTTGATGAACAGAAAAAGTTTGAGGATCAGCCAAAATACGTACAAATTGCAGTTAGAAGTTTGCTTGCGGGAGAAGAGTTCGGGCGCTTGCTGGACGATGCAAAAACCGCAGGGGGCATGAAGGCGTGGCATGCGGCGCGGGACTATCTCTCGCTGCCTTCGGACGCCACTCAGGCGCAGAGAGACGAAAAAGCTGACGCTTTTGCCGAGGCCGTCAACGGCGACATCGACCTGACCACGCGCTTGGCCTTCCAAGGTGTGGAGCTTAACGGCTTGACCGGGCGCGAGATCTATGGACGATTGATAGAGGCATACGGGTCTGACAAGAATGCGTCTCTTGCTCTGCTCAAGCAGGGCGTAGAGGGCATCACCTATGAAGGTGGCATTGACGGTCGCTGCTTTGTTATTTGGAATGCTGATGCCATCGAAATATATAATACACTCTACATGGCGAAAAAGGAGGCGCAGAACACTCAGCCTCGCGGGCAGTTCTCCTACACGCAGACGCAGAAGATAATCACGCTGTTCAACAAGAACGCAGACTTGTCTACGTTTGCGCACGAGCTTGGGCACTTCTTCTTTAACAACATGGAAGACATGGTGAAGTCTGGGCAGGCTCCAGAGCAAATTGCGAAGGACTACCAGACGCTCCAGGACTACGCCCAGAGCAAGGCTGAAGAGTGGTACAACAGGAACGACAAGAAGAACTACGGCGGGCGCGAGCTCGACAAGCTCAGTGACGCCGAGCGCAAGGAGGCCATGTGGCGGGCGCGTGAGGAAGTGCTGGCCGAGGGCTGGCTGACCTACCTCAAGGAAGGCAAGGCGCCGTCCGACAAGCTCAAGGGCGTCTTCCGGCGCTTCCGTCAGTGGCTGGTGTCCATCTACAAGGCCTTGCGCCATCGGGGCTTCCAGCCGATCAACCCGGACGTGCGGGCCGTCTTCGACAGGATGCTGGCCAGCGAGGCCGAGTGCGAGGCGGCGGCCGTCAGGCATGCCGCGTCAGACGCCGAGGCCGCCCGCATCGATGAGGTGGGCCAGGCCATGCTGACTGCTCAGGAGCAGGAGCGCCTCAAGAAGGCCCGGAACAACGCCGTGGACGATAGCAAGGAGAAGAGCTTCCAGGACGCCCTCAGCGCCTACTGGAGCGCGACCAGGGAGGCTGAGCAGAAGCACGATGCCATCAAGCGGGAAGTCGAGTCCCGGCCTCATTTTGCCGCCATGCTGGAAGCAATCGCCGCAGGAGGCATCAACCGCCAGAGCATTGTTGACGAGCTGGGCGAGGAGGATGCCAAGGCCTTGGCCAAGAAGCGCCCCGGCCTTGTGCGCAAGGAAGGCGGGGTGGACATCAACCAGGTCGGCATCAACCAGGGCTACGAGGATCTTAGCTGGGTGGACGAGATCCTCGATGGCCCGACAGTGGGCGAGGCAGTCAAGGAGGAGATGGAGGTTTGGAAGAAGCAGCGGGAGCAGGAGATCCGCAGGGAGATGCAGCCCGAGGGCGTGGAGCCGGGCGACCCGTCCTACTACAGCGATGACAGGCTGACGGCCCTGCTCCTGGAGGCCACTGCCATGCAGAGGGCGGCGGGCCGGAAGACCCGCACCGTGGGCAACGCTGACGCCGTTCACGAGTGGGCCCGCAGGATCCTCGATGACATGCCCATGCGGCAGGCAACTAACATAGGCAACCTGAGCCGGGCCGAGGCCCGGGCCGCAGGCGAGGCAGCCACGCTCCTGGCCCAGGGAGACAGGCAGGGCGCCGCTGACGCCAAGCGCAGGCAGGCTATCTCCCACGCCATGGTGCTGGAGGCCATGCAACTGCGCAAGCTAAAGCAGGGCCTTGAACGGGCCATGGTGCGCTGGAACAGGCATAAGATAGAAACTCAAGATCAGTGGAAGTGGCAGGAGCAGCTGCGGGCGCTGGCCCAGCGCTACTCCATCGGCGGGCGCAACCGCTTTGCCCCTGACCGTCCGCAGGAGCTCCAGAGCCTCCGCGACTTTGTGAAGGCATACGATGATGAGGCGGTCAACGGTGCCCCGCCGTTCCCCGAATGGCTGCTCAACGAGGAGGTGCCCGACAAGCTGACTGCGGGCCAGTACCGCGACATAGCCTATCTGGCGAAGTGGCTGTCGGAAGGCATGGCGCCGGAAGAGGCGCAGATGGTGTCTGAAGCCCTCAAGGGCATGTCCCTGCTGGATGCCGTCACCGAGGGCGTCACGTCCCTGCAGAACAGCAAGAACGTGTTCACCTACAAGGACGAGGGCACACTGGCCTACAAGGCCCAGCAGGCTTGGAACGACCTGTTCGCGGGACTCGACAATGCGCAGTATGTCTTTATGGCTGCTGACGGCTACGAGGAGATAGGCAAGCGAAGCAACATGCAGGGCTTCCACAGCAGGCTTTTCCAGCACGTCAAGGACGCCCTGAGCCGGACGGGCCAGCGCTTCCGCGATGCCAAGCCCGAGCTGGAGCGCCTGGCAAAGATCCGCTCCGACTTCTGCGACAGGTTCGAGAAGCTCTACGGCAAGCGGGCGCTCACTATCAACGGCATCCCCACTCCTGACGTCATGCAGGAGATAGGGCGCCGCCACTGGACGGCAGAGATGATCTGGAGCATGGCCAGGAACCGGGGCAACGAGGGCAACCTCAAGACTTTGCGCAACGGGCTGGAGCTTGAGGATGACCAGATTGACGCCCTCACTTCCATCCTGACAGCAGAGGAATGGCAGGCCGTGGCAGACGAGTGCGCCCTCATATCCTCCAGCTACGAGGACGCCGACAGGGCCTTCCGGGCTGTCTACGGCATGCCCATGCCGGACAAGGTGCAGCCTGATCCGTTCACTGCAACCACGGCAGACGGCAGCCAGATAGACCTTCCCGGCTGGTACTTCCCCATCAGCGTGGACAGCGCTCTGTCTCCTGAGATAGGTGACAAGCAGGAAGTGTCGGCCATGAAGGACGCGCCCGACTTCACGGCGCTTGGCCCGTCAATCCGCAGGGGCTTCACCCACGCCCGCACGGGCACGGCAAAGCCCACGTCCCTGCGCTTTGCCGTCTTTGAGCAGGCGCTTTGGGATCAGTGGCGCATGATAGAGATGGGCCCGATAGTCCGCGATCTCGACAGGCTCATGCGGAACTCCCAGTGGCGCAAGGCCTTCACGCAGGCCTTCGGGCCCAAGTACTACGAGCAGATGCGACAGTGGCTGAAGTACACGGCCAGGCCCTCGCAGGAAAAGCAGGACGTGGTCAACCGCACGTTCACAAACTTCCGCTCTGCGTCCACGATATTCAGCCTGGGCCTCAACGTGCAGACCTTCATCCGGCAGTTCGGCGGCTACCCGCAGGCCATTCCTGACGTGGGGGCAGGCTGGATAGTGCGGGGCCTGGGCAAGGCCGTCCTCAATCCCCGCGCCCTGTGGCAGGAAGTCAACCGCCTGAGCCCCATGATGGCCGACAGGGACAAGTCGTTTGTCCGCGAGCTGCGGGAGTACACGGCGAAGTACAAGGAAAGCAAGGTCACCATTGCCGGGCACGACTTCACGCGCCAGGACGTCCAGGAGTGCGCCATGGCCCTCGTCACGCTGGGTGACCGCATGACCACCTACCCGATATGGTGGGGTGCCTACCAGCGGGCCATACAGAAGCATGCCATGTCTCAGAAGGACGCCGTGGCCTATGCTGACGGCATAGTGTCGAAGACGCAGGCCGTGGCCAGCGAGGCCGACATCAATGCCTGGCAGAGGGACAGCGGCTTCAAGCGCCTGCTGTCCATGTTCATGAGCGAGTCCCTGCGCAAGGGCTCCCGCATGCGCTACTGGTACCGTGCATGGCGCCGGGGCCAGGTGCCTTTCTCCGAGTATGCCTGGCACTTCAGTAACGAGACTTTCGGCGTGGCCCTATTGTTCTTGTTCATGAAGGCGGCTCTGACCAGCTCTGCGCCTGACAAGGACGATGTGGCCTGGGCAGTCTTTGACGAGGCGCTAGGCCCCATTCCCATGCTCAATCAGCTCAGCAGCGTCATGCAGTACAATACCTCGCCCTCCTCGATGTCGGCGCTCAAGGGCTTCGACCTCATCGGCCGCACGTTCCAGAAGGGCAAGAAGTGGGCCGAGAACCCGAGAGACTCTGACGCCATAGAGGGGATGTTCAAGGCTGCCGTGGACATGGCCGCCTTCACGGCGGGCACGGGCAACGTGCGCAGGGTCTACGAGACGGCGGCAGAAGGCTGGAAGGACGTCTCCACGGGCAAGTCGCAGAACCCGTTCCGCATGTTCCTCAAGGGCTTCGACAAGGACAAGAAGTAGGGTTGGGATATCGTGCAAGAGGTTGGGATATCGTGGCCAGCCCCACGATATCCCAACCCCCGGGCACGAAAAAACGAGCCCCCAACTGGTTACAGTTTGTCACCAGTTGGGGGCATTTTGCCCTCTTCGCTCCTGCACCACAGGCGTGGTGCGCGTGGTGCAGGGTTGATGTTTAAGTTTTTGTTTTTGCTGGATTAGCTAGCGTCTGACCCAGGAACGGAAAAAGATGGGCAAGTGCCCGTCATTGCTTGCGCTCTCCGCTTGAGCCTGCACCATTCCGCACCAGATCCGGCAGGGCCATGCCTGCGCGTTTCTGCGCTGCCGGCAGCGCATGGAGGTAGAAGCGCCCCGTGGTCGTGATGTCCCTGTGCCCGAGCTGCGCGGCCACGGCCGCGAGGTCGGCGCCCCCGGCCAGCATCTGGGATGCCGCTATGTGGCGGATGGCGTACATGGGGATGCGCACCCCAGCCTTGAGGCATCCCCGGCGCCATGCCTGCGAGTACGTCTTGCCGAGCACAGGCGAGCCGCGGCGCCCGCGGCACACAAGCGCGTCCCCGTCTCTGCCGTCTGCCTCGTAGCGGGCCCTGGCCTCTGCCAGATAGTCCTCCGGCGGGAAGACGGTTTTTGTCTGCCTGACCTTTGGCATCCATACGCTGACGGAGCGTGTTGCCCACTGGAAGGCGTCCCAGCGCAGGCTGAACAGCTCGCCTATGCCGGGCCGGAGGCAAAGCGCCATGGCCGTCCTGGACGCCCACTGCATCCATTCGGGGAGGCAGGCGTACACCTTCTGGAAGTCCTCCAGCGTCCCGTCCCAGTGGGCGCCGTCCGTCTTCAGCGCGGAGTACCTGGCCCACGGGTCGGCCTGGATGAACTCGTTTTCGGCGCACCAGCGGAAGGCCGCCTCCAGGCACCCCGTCACGCGGTTGATGGACGTGTTTTTCATGCTCCTGGCGCGGCAGTTCTCGCGCACGGTTTCCAGATCCCTGCGCGTCAGCGAGTCCACGAAGCGCGTGGCCAGGCATTCGGCAGGGCCTTCGGTGTGCTTCCCGTTCTTCCTGTCGTACCCGCAGGTGATGAAGCGATGGGTTTTGACAGACAGGGGGGACATGTCGTTGTTTTTCAGATACAAAAGCACTGACTCCAGAACAGTTAGACGTTCATTTTCAGTCGCGTCATATTGGCCCTCTGCGTCAAAACGCCTTGCCTCAGTCTCAGATTTGAAGGAGCGCTGTTTCCAGCGTCCCTGCTCGTCCTTGTATTTGACAATGAATCTTCCGTCACTGCGCTTTGCAATGCTCACGGGCTGTCTCCTCAAGATCGGCGAAGAGGGCGCCAGCTTGGGAAGGGCTCAGCATCTTTCTCTTCGGCGCCCTGCGCCCAGAGTTTAGGCCCAGCATCTCGTCAATCTTGTCGTTCAGCTTTTTAATGGCCTGCTCGTGCTCGATGATCTGGCGCCTGGCCTCGCGGATCTCAGTCACTGTCGCGTCCATGGTCTTCCTCCCATCTGCGCATCTCTGCCTCTGCATCATCGAGCCAGTTGTCCATGCCGTCCAGATCGTTGTCGGCCATCTCAGCATACTGGCCCGCCCTGTAGTGGCCATCGAGCTCCATGCACAGGCTGTACAGGACTTCGTGCAGGGATCTTGAGCGGACGCGAGCCCCGTGCAGCAGGCCCGAGATTTTTGCTTTGCGCTCAGCGTCCATCGCGGGCCTCCTTGTCGAGCTCAGCCTCGATGTAGCCCAGGTTCTGTACAACGCCATCGAGCCTTTGTTCAGCCATGCTGCAATAGCCCTGGTGGCCTGAGACGCACCTGAGTGCCTCAAGCGCCGAGCGGAGGAGGCTGGCCCTGCGGCGGCAGAGCGTGAGCAGGGGCTTGGCTGCGGGGTCGCTCATATGTAGTACCCCGCCGAGTGTATCACTCGCTCAGTCAGGAGCCAGCCCTCGTCAGCTATGGTGGGGAAGTGTTTGATCTCGCGTTCCAGCCACTCCCAGAGCGTCTCCCGCACGTCCTGCCAGAGCCCCTTTGCCTTGGGCACCCAGGCCGAGCAGAGGCGGGCCGCATCGTCTATCAGGGGCCAGGTGGCCATGCCCATGATGCGCACCGAGCGGGGAGGGAGATCCCGGATGAGCGTGGAGCCAGTGCCGGGGATGATGTCGATGATGGCCTGCACCCCAGCCAGGATGGAGCGCTGGACGCCAGCCGACATGCGCACGGCATGCTTGCCGCACGTGTCGGTGATGGCCAGAGACTGCTTTTCCCACTGCCTGCCCAGGACGGGATCGAAGGGGTGCCCCATGTCCTGCATCATGCGCCCGGTGGCCAGCAGGCACCCGGAGGCCAGGCAGCACACGAGCTGCTGGACTGAAGCATTCTCCCTCCAACGGAAATACTTAAGTCCGAGCAGGGGAGTCGTTTCCTCAGTCTTCGGCATGCACGTCCCTCCCGAGCCTGTCGAGCTCATCGAGCCTGAGATACCGCGCCCAGGCCTCCGGCGTGGCGTCAGTGCAGCGGGGAGACACCTGGCACGTCTGTCCGGGCTCAAGCCCCATGGGGCATATGCGACCACGGAAGCACTGGCGCTCCAGCCAGCCGAGGGTCACGTTCTGACGGGCTATACCCAAGCCCTTGCCGTCCACGTAGTGGATCGTGGCATAGCGAAACTTAAGAGGCACCGTTGCCATCGCCGTCCTCCTCGCTCAAGATCTTTTTCCACTGCCAGGGCTCCACAGACATGCATGAGACGTGCGGGCCAAAGACGCAGCCCCAGAGCCCTGTGGGGCAGACGCCGTGGCGGCACATGCGCGAGAGCTCCTCCGGCGCCTTCCACGTGACGCATATCACTTTCTTCCCGGCGCGGAAGTTGAGCTCAATCGAGCCGGGCACCTTACCTTTTTTCTGCATTTTTTACCTCTTGGACGTAGTCCTCGTGGACGGTGACATACATGCCGTCCCTTGTGCGGATTGAATAAAACACCTGCGCAGGCTCTATATCGACTGATTCAATCGTGCCGACAACGTCAACAGATTGAAATCGGGCCTGCACCTTGTCCCCTAGTTTGTGCTTCGTCTTTTGCTTCATCTCGCCTCCATGCGTCCTGACCTGCCACCTAAATGCTTTTGAAAGTCCGTCCACGTCATGGCCTTGAAGAACCTGTGCAGATTAGCCCATCGGGCTAGCTCCTTCTGCTCTGGCGTGGGCTTGGTCTTGCCTGTGAAGTCGCGGAAGGGCTGGGCGAAAGGAACAACGCCCAGACGGCGCAGAAAGTTCAGCCTCGCCAGGGCCTCCTCCGGCTCCCGAATGAGGCAGTAGCAGAATACGGGCGTCCGGCTCCCAGCCTCCTTGAGCAGGCGCACGGCCCGCTCCACGGACGGCATCTGCCCCTGCGAGTCGCAGGCGAAGCGGATCTCCTTGATCCACTTCAGCGTAGCAAGGCGCTTCGCGATGCCCTCGTCCACGAGCCTTGCGTCCAGGCCCTGGTTGAAGTCTACGCGCAAATCCATGCGGGCCATCTTCTCGATCTGGGCAATGCCATGGGGATGCGCCAGGACATTGTTGTCCATGAGAACGACCTTCCTGTGCCTGGCGAACTCTTCCACGTCCGCATGCGCGTGGATGGCGCCCTCTTTCCCCGGTACCACGCACCACGGGCAGTGCCGGATGCAACCCCGAGTCAGAAAGCCGTAGGAACGGTCGATGCCCTTGTAGAGGCTGTAGTCGGGGCAGATATGCTCGACCTCTTCCGGCAGGGCCAGCGTCATGCCGTAGCCCGTCCCGCCCTTGACGGTGTGCGCCGGGAGAAACGGATTGGGCTTCGTCCATGTGAACACCTTGCTGGAATAGACTTTGTCGTAATCCTGTGCCCTCAGAGGCATGAACCATTCGACTTCATCTCCCTGCGTTTTGTGCCATGCCGACAGTTTCATGAGAGCCAAATTGGGGTACTTCGTGCCCCCTTCGCTGTCGTGCAGGGCTACCTTCACAGCGTCCTCCCGTACCTTTGCTTGGGTACTAGAGGCAGGCTGACGCACGTTGGCCTTGGTCTCTTTGGCCTGTCCCACGACTTGGCCGGGGTGTCGGCCTCCTTCGACCAGCCTGCGGCCAGAAGAGACGTGCCAGGCTCGATGTCGTAGATGTAGGTGACGATGTGGCGGTAACCCAACTCACGCGCAATGCGGGCGCACTTGGAGTACAGATAGGAGCACACGTTCGGCTCGCCCGTTGTGCAGAGTCTCTTGACCTCTATGGTGTACCCGTCACAGAGGTGCCGGGCGTTTGGTCTTCCGCACTGCGCCACGCCCACGAGCCTGTCACCGATGAAGGCGCCCACGCTGAAAATTGCCAGGTGCGCGTAGCCGTGGTGCCTGTGGTGCTCGTTGATGAACAAGTCTGCCTGGCGCTTTGTGACGGGGCGCGTGTGGAGCGAGGGCATTAGCGTTCCTGCTTCGACTCGTAATAGAGTTCGCGGGCGTATTCTTCTTCGGCGGCGACCTCTTCGGCCTCCTCATGCGTCATGTCGATGGGACAGACAGAGACGTGGCCCGACTTGCGGCACTCGCCGTCCGGGCGCTCAAACGGGCAGCCGGAACCGTAGCATTGATGGATCATATGCTTGTCTCCTTCTTGCTGTGGTTGTCAGTCTTGATCAATTTCCGCAGCCACTGCTTTGTGAGTTCTTCAAGGATGCCGAGAGCATTGCCTGCCGAGTTTTGCAAGTGTTCATTGTTGACAACTGCCGGAACAATGAACATGGCAGCGATAGTTTTGCTACTAGGAACGGCTGTTGTAATAAATAGCGAAACAAAAAATGCTACTGCGCTTCTTTTGAACCATTTTCTTGCAGCTACTTTTTCTTCGTCATCACAACCAAAGCCAACACCTAAAGCTGTAAACACACATATTGCTATTGCAGTAAGCATCAAAACAAACAGCATGCATGAAATATCATCGACAAGAGATATTAAGTAAATGTCAAACGGTGTGACTTTCATTCTTTCTCCTTCTTGAAACCCCGCGCCGCCCTTCAACCCCCATCCTGTAGCGGACAAGAGATACGGCGCGGGGCACATGCCGTCCGCTGGAGGTGAATGACCAAGGCCTCCAGCGGTTCGGGAGACCACCTCCCGAAAGTTAGACAGTGTATTGCTTCTCCACGAAAATCTTGCGAGCCTCAGTGAGATTTGCGCAGGCCCCGCCGGAGACGAGCTGTCTGCAGACCTCGTCAGCCTTGGACGTGTCCATGCCAGCGCCCTCGACATAGTCGAGATAGGCCTCATCGATGTCGGCGCGGGCGCGGGAGTCCTCGACCACGGGCGCTGGCTCCTGGACGGGCTCAGCCTGCACGGGCTCAGGCTCAGGGGCGGGCGCGGGCGCTTCCTGCTGGAGCTTGAAGGCAGGCTTGGGCGTCTGCTTGGCCGGGGCCTTCCTAGCTGGCGCAGGCTTGGGTGCTGGCTGGGCCTTAACGGCTTGGTCGATCATGGCGTTGACGTCCTGCTGAACGGTGGCCTGCACGGTCACGGGCTCAGCATCGTCAGGGTCGGCGTAGACGCCGGACATGCCGAAGGCGAGCCGGACGCACTGGGCGAGGGCCTTGTGCCGGAGCATGCGCCTTGGGTGCGTTCTCCAGGGATCCGTGCCCCTGTAGCATTCCTCCATGTACTCGCGCACCACTACTGGAGTCGTGCAGCTCTTGCGCTTGATGCGGGCCTCGCACCATGCCGGGAGCTTCTTCTGGTTCGGAGGGGTGCCGATGGAGACAACCTCCTCCGCAAAGTTGAAGTCGATGCCGTCAAAGTCTGGTTGGCGGTTCATGACGTTGATGTAGCCGTCCACGCCCACGAGAGGCGTGATGCCCCCGCCCTTGGAGGGGAAGGCGTAGATTTGCTTGAGAAGCGGATTGAGCTTGTACTGCTTGGCCACCAAGCAGAGCGCAAAGAATTCATCATCGTTGCGGGCGTCCTTGAAGACGGTGTTCTTCAAGGTGTAGTACATGTTGTCCGGGGTCATGCCGTACTGTTCGGCAAGGGCAACGACAACATCGTTGGAGGCATTGCGCTCGATGGTTGCGGGCGCCTGGTTCTGTATCTGCTGGCTCATGGTTGTCTCCTAGACTAGTCGTACATTGTGGGGAGCTTGGCCTTGCTGCGGTAGTAGGCCCACTCAGGGAGATCGATCTCTTCGATGCTGTCGGAATAGCTTGGCCACTCCTCTGTCTGCAGGCCTGTGGCATAGGCCTCTGCGGCCAGCTTGCACTCTGCCAGGCCGAGCATTTCAGCCCGCGAGTCCACCATCACGGGGACGCACAGGTAGGGCGCCTGCGTGGACGTGAAGATGAAGACAAAGGCCGACACTGCCAGGCCGAGCTGGGACATGCCATGGACGTACCACGCCGCCTGCCTGTGGTAGTGATACGTGGCCATTGTCTTGGCGATGCTGTCCGGGTCGAGCCCGCCGGACGTGGTCTTGACGTCCACGCCGATCACGTCTCCGCCTCCGGCCACCACGCAGATCCTGTCCACACGGGCCTTGCACTGGATGCTTTGCCCGGCAAACTCCTCCTCCCAGTAGAGACTCACCTCTGAGTCCCCGTGCAGAGACTTCAGCCCCTTGGTGAGCTCGCATTCCACATGCGGGAGCAAGGGGCGTATGCGAGGATGGCGGCGCATATGCCCGGCCATTCGGAAAAGCTTTTCGTATTCTTCCGTGGAGATGCATGTCTGGCCCTTGGCTTCTGCTTCCTGCTTCTGGGCCTTGCCAGCCTTCGTGGTTGCTGGCGCCGAAAGGATGCACACGTCTTCAAGGAAGCGCTCCGGCGTCAGCACAAAGGAGTGCAAAGCCGTGCCAAAGCGCATGGCCGGAGTGGGATCCGGCTGGGGGAGCTCCAGCATTTCGTGATACTCCGCAGGACAGCGGAGGATCCTGTCTATGGATGACTTGTTGAGGCCGTCAGCAGCGCGGTAGGCCTCGAAGCCTTCATCGTATCGAATGTCGTTCATGGGATGTCCTTATGGGCTAGTAGGGCGCGGCGAAGACCATGTGGACGGCAAGAAAGCCTGCGGCTACGGCAAAGACTGCGGCGAGCAGGCCATGCACTATGGCGTTGGCCAGTTCGCGCCTGTCGCGCTCGCGCTCGATGCGGGCGAGCTGGCGCAGGACGCTGGGGCTGGTGTCGGGCAAAGGGTTGTAAACTTCGGACATGGCCTTCTCCTTTGTACTGCCCGGCGGGGGCGCAACCTCCCGCCCCCCGCCGGGCCATCGACTGAGTTAGGAAACTGCTTCCACGCAGTTCGCCGTTCTTCTCTGCTCCGGCTATCCGGCGGGCTGAGATGTCATCACAAAGGCCCGCAGGAGTTGCCTTCGCCGCCACGGCGTCCGGCGCAAAATTTGCTGGTTTCCCCGGACTCCAGCAAACGGGGCCCCGTGCTCCCCCTGCGTCCAGGAGGCGGTGACGCTTTCGGGCCTGGAGGATGTTCCTTCCTCTTCAGTTGCCCGCAGAATTTGGCGGGTATGTAGCCCTGCAGGAAACGCCCCGCAGGGCCGCATCAACATGTTAACCCCCGTTTCATTCCTAGTCCGGCTATCGGTGGCCGTGGTGGCTGCCACACCGAATCGCCAGACCCGCCACAGGGGACGGCGTGAAAAGTTGCGGGCCTTTTTACGTCATGCCCGGGACGAGGGGTGGGACTGGACAGGAGGCAGGGCCTGCCCGAGTGGGAGATTCTATTCGCTGCCGGCAGCGGTTTCGCAATAGAGCTGGCGGCGGAGCCAGTCGCAGCGCTCTGCGTTGTTCCTGAGCGCCGTCCAGCAGGAGTCCTCCATGGACTCACTGCGGTCGCACTCTTCCTTGATGGCCTTGCCCCTGAGGGCTCTGGCGCGTAGCTCGTTCAACATCTCTTCGCGGGTCATGGTGTGGTCTCCTTGGCATGTTTCGCCGCCGGGCTGTTCCGGCTGGCGTGATTGGCATGTTGCCTGAAGGCACCAGAGATGTCAACTAGGGCGAACAAACTTTTTTCTGCAGACAACAAAAAAGCCCCTTTCGGGGCTAGAGGAGGACGCCGTCAGGGAAGCGGATCACACGGCATTTTTTTCTGAGGGCCTGCTGAGTCCGACAACTCGCTCCAGCACCTCCACCTGTGCCCGCAGGGCTATGACCTCTTTCTCCAGGGCCTGCGCCTTTGCGTCCTTATCGTCTGGAGCCCGCTCTCCGCGCATGCAGACAGTGGCGCCGACCACGTCAAAGACTGCCGCCAGCAGGGCCAGCGAGGGGCGCTTCTTTCCCGTCAGCCATTGAGACAGGGCCACGTGCCCTATGCCTGCCTGCTTCGCGAGGGCGCGTATGCTTCCGGCTTCATCCACTGCCAGCCTGACCACCTCAAGGGCGTCATCATAGAAACCCATATAGCCTCCTGTTCGCCGGAGGCTTGACAAAGTGTTTGCTATAGGCAACACTCCCGCGCATGGAAGCACCAATCGTCAGAGACATCCGGCTGTTCCTTAAGAGGTATCGGCTCTCCATACGGGCGCTCGCGGCGCTCGCCGGAGTGTCGCACACCTGTTTGTCGAGGGCCCTGGCTGGCACCCGCAGGGACGTGAAGTCGAGCACTGCGGATGCCGTGCGTGACGCGATGAGGCGCCACGAGGCCACTCACCAATCTATTCGGCCAGGCGGCGGGGAGGATTAGCGTGGAATGGTTTAGGGCCTACCACGGGATCAGCTCAGATCCCAAGTGGCGTCTCATTGCCCGCAAGGCCAAGGAGCCTGTGGCCACCGTGGTGGCCGTCTGGCTCAGCCTGCTCGACCATGCCTCCCAGGCAAACGAGCGCGGAAGCGTGAAGGACGTGGACGCCGAGCTTCTCGACTGCAGTCTCGATCTTGAGGACGGCACGGCTCAGGCCATCCTGGATGTGATGGATGCTAAGGGTGTCATTCATGATGGGCGCATTTCCGCATGGAACAAGCGCCAGCCTCTCCGCGAGGACACCGACAACCCCGAGGCCAAGCCCGTTGCACAGCGCGTCAGGGAGTACCGCGCCAGGAAGAAGGCCGAAGCGGAGCAGAGCCACGCGCCGTCACGCGATGTAACGCAAGGTAACGCATGTGTAACGCAGTGTAACGCGCCGTCACGCGATGTAACGCAAGGTAACGCCCCAGAACAGATAAGAGAAGAAGAGACAAGAGAAGAAACACACACCCCCCTACCCCCCTCTCAGGGGGGCGGCGCGTGTGTGCCTTCGGTTCCTCTCTCTGGCGAAGACATAGCCGAGCGCCAGGACGGGGCCCGGCAGGAGCGCAAGCGCGGGGACTACGAGTTCAGCCTCCTGCGGGACGCCTACGACAAGGCCCGGCAGGAAGGCCCCATGGCGGGCAGGCAGGAGTTCCTGTCGCTGTTCCACAGCCCCGAGTGGCCCGGCATTGATGAGCTCATCGCCAGCGTGGACAAGCTCTGCGCCGAGGATGACCAGTTCCGCAGAGGCTTCGCTCCCGGCCTGGCCAAGTTTCTCCGCGAGGGCATGTGGCGCATGCAGCCAAGAGCTCCCGCTGGGGAGCGGGAGCCGGAGATGACGCCGGAACGGCAGGAGCAGAAACGCAGGCATATGGAAGAGCGCCGACAATTTGAAGAAAAAATGGCAAAGCTAAAGAAGCAGAAAGGTGGCAGCTGTGGATAGAACAAACTTTGATGACGAACTCAATGGACTGTTCGCCGCATTTCAAAAGCCTGCTCCGCGCACGGCTATTCTTGACGAAGCTTTCAAGCCAGTTTCCGAGCTTCCAAACGATTTTCTCTTCTGGGCTATGGACAAGCTCAAGGAGGAAGAGAAGCTCCCCGCCAACTTGGGGCGCGAGCTCAAGAGGCTCTGGCCTGCATTCAAGGCAGAGACTACACCAGCTGCACAGCCTGACCCATACGCCAACGAGGCCAGCGGGGATCCCATGTGCCCCGACTGCCATGGCGCGGGATGGCACTACGTCTACCCGCTGGGTCAGCTCTATAAGCCCGGGCTCGCGCCCTACGCTGTGCCCTGCCTGTGCAACTCCACCGTGGACTCGTGGGAGCACCCGCCACGCAAGGCCAGCCTGGAAGACTTGAAGCGCTCAGGGCGCTGGACGATGCGCCCGCCCCAGAGGATCCGCAACGGGGATCCCAAGCCTTTGGGCTTCAGCCTGCAGGAGCTCATGGCCCGCCTGCGCAGTGGCCGGGGCATCGAGGACGAGGCGCCTGACCCGCGCAGGCAGATGCCGGAGTACCTCCAGTGACCCGCGAGAATGCGCGAGGATGGCGCAGGATGCATCCGCAGACGGAAAATGATGAATCTACCGTCCGGCACACGGAAGGCCAGCAGAAGGCATCCTCGCGCAAATTTGAGGCAGCCCAGTGGAAGAGGCCCGACAGGATCTGCGGCGAGTGCATTTTTGGCGAGCCCTATGTTCACCCGGGAGGTTTCTACGGTGTTATTAAGTGTCACCAAAGCAATGGCTCAGCATTTCGTGGATTCTACGAGAGGGCCTGCTTCAAATATTGCCTTAACCCTGCCGTACCCGCCTTCATGCAATCACGCATGGAGGAAGGGCGCAGGCAAGAAACTGTATCTCGACCCGAGAGTAGAGTATTTTCGAGCCAAAGTGTTCGCTGCGGTTGCCGATTTGAAGACGAAGAACCTTATCCCTTCTAAGCCTGTCGAAGGCAAGGTGGCAGTCATGATGGAATTCAACAAGGCAGACAGAAGAAACAGGGATCTCGACAACCCCGTAAAGCAGCTTTGGGATGCCCTGACTTTTGCGAAGGTGTGGCAGGACGATTCACAGGTTGTTCTGGCCTTGTCCTTCTTTGGCCCTTGTCGCAGGGGAGGCGCCTGCCAGGTGCTCATCCAGCCCCTGGAGGCGTAGGCCATGCCAGGGTTCACGCCGGAGGAGGACGCCGTCATTTTGGCCCTCGTTAGATGCGGAGTGCCCTTCACGCGCATCGCCAAGGAGGTCGGCCACGGCGCCGGGGCCTGCTGGGCCAGGTCGCGCAGGCTCAGGGGCCTGAGCGTTGAGCCGGAGGGCGAGGGCGTTCTCGTCAATCCCAGGCGCTGCCACGACTGCGGGAAGCCGACTGCGGACTATCGGTGCGCGAAGTGCCGGGCCCTGTGGAGAAAAAAGCACCATGTACAGCCAAGCGCTGTCGAGGAGGATGGCATATGACAAGAAA